CAACGAATAATAGGAGGAAAAATGAAATTATTTAGTAATGAAATAGTATTTAGGGGACACCCTGACAAAGTTTGTGACCAAATATCAGATGCTATATTAGACGAATGTATAAAACAAGATAAATATTCAAGAGTTGCAGTAGAAACTGTTGGTGGTAAGGGCAAGATATTTATAACAGGTGAAATAACCACAAAAGCAAAATTAAATATTGAAAAAATAGTTAAAGGTATATTAGATGAAATAGGTTACGATTCGTCAGCATATGAAATCATTGATAATATAGGTAGACAAAGTAGTGATATTGCATTAGGTGTTGATATAGGTGGTGCTGGGGATCAAGGCATGATGTTTGGATATGCTTGTGATGATACTGAAGAATTATTACCATTAGCACAGGTAATATTACAGAAATTAAGTAAAGAATATTTTGCTTTAACAAAAAGATATAACGATTTTTTACCAGATGGTAAAGCACAAATTACAGGATATTATGATGATAATTTTAAATTAATTAAAATTAAAACATTTACAATAAGTTATCAAAATTTAGAAGTAAACAGAGAATTTACAGATAAGATAATTAAAGATATTGCTATTGATATCTGTAATGAATATGGAATTGAAATTGAAGAATTTTTAATTAATCCAACAGGTAAATTTTTAATAGGGGGTTTTGAAGGTGATGCGGGATTGACGGGTAGAAAAATAGTTGTTGATACATATCATAGTTTTGCTAATGTTGGTGGCGGTGCGTTTAGTGGAAAAGACTGTACAAAAGTTGATAGGAGTGGTGCATATAAAGCAAGGCAGATAGCTAAAAGAATGTTGCGACAACATAATTTGAGATGGTGTGAAGTACAATTAAGTTATGCAATAGGTAAAGCAGAACCATTAGCAATTTATATTGATAGTAGTATAGGTAATATTAAACCTTCAGAAGAATTATATAGAGAATGTAAACCATTAAACATTATACATGATTTGGATTTAAGAAAACCGATTTATAAGCATACTGCCATGTTTGGACATTTTGGAAATAATGATTTTGAATGGGAAAAGTAAATTAAAAACAACACTCATACCATTGGAATTTATGGTAATTGAGAAAAAAGAAAATGAAAATGATGATAAAGGAGAGGATAAAGAACAATGAAAGCAATTGAATATTTAAAGGCTAAAGCAAGATTTTGTACTGGGATTTGTAATATATGCCCACTTAATTCAAATAACAATGAAGAAAAACTATATTGTGATGATTTAGAAATAGAGCATCCTGAAATAGCAGTTGAGTTAGTTGAAAAATGGGCGAAAGAAAATCCTGTTAAAACTTATTTATCAGTTCTATTAGAAAAATTTCCAAATGCAATGTTAATACATTCTGATAGTGATGATGAAGAACTTATTCCTACATTTTGTCCAAAAGATGTATTCAATACAAAAGAGCGAGAAGATGGCGAATGTCCCACTTTTAAGTGTTGTGATTGTTGGAAACGTGAATACAAAGAAGAATAAAACTTCGGGTTTAATGCCCAGAAAGGAGTAGATGCTTTATTGCGACAAGTAAAGAGCAAAAGAAATTAAAGAAATGGAATGAACAGCATAAAATAATTGATGGAATAGATTATAAATTGTGTAATAAATGTAATGAATGGTTTCCGTCAACAACAGAATATTTTTATAAAAACAAGGATAACGGAATTGATGGATTGTTTCCATACTGTAAAAAATGCAATATGAAAAAATCAGCACAATGGGCAAAAGACAATCCAGAAAGAAGAAAAGAATTAAAGTGTAATTTTGACAGCAAACCCGAATCTAAAAAAAGAAGAAGAAAATATAATAAAATGCGAGTAAAAAATGGTGAATATAAAAAATGGATAATTAACAACCCAGATAAACTTAAAGAATACATGTCTAAACATCAAAATCATGATATTACTGACACAGAATGGAGTGATTGTTTAAAGTATTTTAATTATTCTTGTGCATACTGTGGAATACACCAAGATAATGCAAAAGAAAAGTATGATAATTATCTGCATAAAGAACATGTTATTCACGATGGGGCTAATGATTTAAGCAACTGCATACCTGCATGTAAAAGTTGCAATAGTCTTAAATGGCAATACAGAATTGAGGATTGGTATAATGACCAAAATAAAATATTTGATGAAAATAGATATAATAAAATTATTAAATGGATAAATGAGGATTACAAAAAGTTTATGGGTAATCAAATGTGAATTTTAATTTAAAAAAAAGGAGAAAAGATATGCCAACAAAATGGGAAAATTATTTTACACCATATTTTAAAGTAGATAAAGATGAGGAAATTACATTAACAGGAACTATTAAATTTACTAATGTAGATAAATATCATTATCCAATAATAGACAAAATTATTTACAATATGAAAAATCCAGAGAAACCCGCTACAATAGTTTACTTTACAGATGGTGATAAGGTTGTAGTTAAATGTACAGATAAAGATACATTTACAAAAGAAAACGGAGTTGCAATGGCATTAATAAGAAAAATGATGCCAAATAGAAGTGAATTTTTAAGACTTGTAGAAAATGGATTTGTTCAAGAATAGGAGGTGCAATTATGTGGGTACAAACACAAGACAAGGATGTATTTATTAATTTAGATAATATTGATTTTATCGAGATTAATCCATTAAATAATGTTATATGTAAAACTGGAGATAAAAGATGTGTTTTAGGGTGTTATAAGTCACTTGATGATGCGGAACAAGTGATTAGGAAATTGATAGATTATATAAGTGTAGGATAGAGGCGAATTATGAATATAGTTATTATCGCATAAGCGTTAATATAAGTAAATTAAAATTTAAAATAGGATGAGGTAAATATATGCAAAAAAATTTGAACAATAATCTCGCAACTCCACAGGAAACCAATGTTTCAAGAATTGGCAGAAAAGTAATGTTAACTGGGGATATTGAGGAATCATCAATTCATGAACTAATGAAATTGCTGTTTGAAATCGAAAATGAAGATGATGAATTTTATAGTCAAGAAAAGGTAACTACTGCGTTTGAGGGATTTGCAGAAACATTAGTAAATAAAGATAAAAATTTAGATAAGATAAGTAAAGTAATAGATAAATATCAATCTGATTCAGTTTATGACAGAGAGCCAATAGAGCTATACATTAGTTCATTTGGTGGTTCGGGATATGATGTTATATCTGTAATCGATCAAATAGAAAATTTAAAAGCTCCAGTTCATACATATTTATATGGTAAAGCAATGTCAGCAGGATTTTTATTGTTCATGGTTGGTCAACAAAGATTTGTATCAAGAAATTCAACTTTAATGTTACATCAACTTTCAGGTTGTATTGCTGGAACACTCCAAGATATGGAAGAACAATTAGAAGAATACGAAAGGATGCAACAAAAGGTTGAAGATTTAATACTATTACACACATACATAGATGAAGAACTATTAGAAGCAATACGAGAAAGTAAATACAATTTATATTTAGATGCAGAAGAGGCAATCGAATATGGTGTTGCAGATCATATAATATAATTAGAAGGGCAGGTGATGAAGGAGAATGACAGCGTATGAGTAGCAAGAGAAAAAAGGATTTACTCAATAAGGTTTATTTAGAGTTTATCGGCAATAATACAACCGATGTAACGGGTAGTTGTATCTATGTAAAGGCATGGGATAAAGATTTAGATAGATATGTTCAAATATTATTAGAATGTGGGCTTACCCAAGGAAAAAGTATAGAAGCAAACTACGCAAATAATTTAAGACTATTAGATAAAATAGATGCTAAAAATATAGATTTTGTATTGGTAAGTCATCAAAACTTGGATCATAACGGATTAGTTTGTGGGTTAACAGCAAGAGGTTTTACAGGCAAGATATTAATGACTAAAGAATGTAAAAGTTTTTCTATACCAATGCTTAAAGATTCTGCTTTTATAATGGAAACTGAATTAGAGTGGCTCAAGAAAAATAGAAAAACTAAAGGTAAAATCTATAAACCACTTTACAGAATGGCAGATGTTGAAACAACTCAAGGGTTTATTGAAGCGGTAGAATTGAACAAAATGATAGTATTAACACCAAATATATCAGTTAAGTTCTTCCCAAATATACATATGTTAGCTAGTGCAAGTTTTAATCTCTACTTTAAAGATTTGTCATCAAGGGTACATAAATTGTATTATTCTGGAGATTTAGGCGACAAAGGATTTGAGAAAGTGCTGACTTATGGGGAACAGAAACCTCCATCTAATGCGACAGTTGCGATAATAGAATCCACATATGGAGCAAGAGAAAAAAGCTTTGTTGGTAAAAATTTAAGAAAAAGAGAATTAGAAATTCTTGAAAAAACTATTGAGAATACCATTATAAACAAAGGCGGATGTGTACTTATGCCAGCATTCTCGATGGATAGAACAGAACAGCTACTTTATAATTTAAAGAAAATATTAGACAATAATCCCAAGTTATCAAAGTTAAACGTAATTGTCGATGGAAAGCTAACAAATGACCTTTTAGACGTATATGAGAGAGTTTGCGAAGATGAAAACAAAGAATTAATAGATGAGCTTCTGAATTGGGAAAATTTAATTAGAGTAAGAGACTACAAGGAAACTATGAGGGTGTTAGATGAAACTGATGGCAAGATAATACTTTCAAGTTCAGGAATGGCTTCAAATGGTAGAATTTTAAGTTATCTAAGAAAAATACTCCCACAAAAAAGAAATTGCGTTGTGTTTAGTGGTTACTGTGGAGAAAATACAAACGGGTACAAAATTAAACACAAAGATGAAACGCATCAAAAGACAATTAAACTAGATGGTCATGTAGTTTTAATGAATGCTGAAGTTGTAGTTTTAGATAGCTTTTCGTCACATATACAACGAGATTCGATAATTAACTTTGTAAAGCAAATCAATATTACAGATGGATTATACTTGATTCATGGTGAAATGAGTGGGCGTGAAGATTTAAAAGAGGATATAGAAAAAGTATTCTCTGACGAATGCATTTCTACTAAAGTAATTATTCCAAAGAAAAATCAAATAGTTTATTTTTAAAGGAAGTGATATTAATTAATAAAGACATAACAGGAATGCAATATGGTAATTTAATAGTAATAAAAGATAGTGGTAAAAGAAGTGGCGATAAAAGCATTTTGTGGGAGTGTGAGTGCCAATGCAAAGACAAAAATATTATATTACTGACCTATGCTTCGTTAAATAGAAGAAAAAACTTAACGTGTGGATGTCAAAAACTAAAAATGAAACCAGTTCGACATAAAGATTTGACAGGTATGACTTTTGGCAGATGGAAAGTTATAGAATATGCAGGATTAAGTAAAGCAAAATCGGCACATGCAATATGGTTAGTAGAATGTTCTTGTGAAAATAAAACAAGAAAAATAATACAATCCAATCATTTAATTAGCGGAGAAAGTGTATCGTGTGGTTGTTTAGAAATAGAAAAAAGAAGAAATACATATAACTTATCAGGAGAATATGGCATTGGTTGGACTTCAAACACAAATAAAGAATTTTATTTTGATTTAGAAGATTATGAAAAAATAAAAGATTATCGTTGGGCAGAAAACAATACTGGATATTTAATTACACAAATAGGTAGAAAAGGTTTATTGTTTCATAGATTAATATTAGATTTAAAAGACAGTAATATTCACGTAGACCATATTTATCATAATAAACTTGATAATAGAAAAGAATTTTTACGCATTGTTACAAATCAACAAAATTGTTTTAATAAAAAAATCAAAGGTGTTTATTGGGATACGGCAAAACAGAGATGGACGGCGTGTTTAACCTATAACAAGAGAAGATATTCTAAAGTATTTATAAACTATGATGATGCCGTAGAATATAGAAGGTATCTTGAAGATAAATATTTTAAAGATTTTGCATACCAAGAACCACCAGAATCATACATAGCTGAACTTAACGAATTATCAAAAGTAAATTAAAAAAACAAATTGACAAATAAAGTAAATTATAATATACTATATGTGAGAGATTATATCTTTCGCATATAGTATATAGGTAAATATAAATTAAAAAGGAGAACAATATGATTAGAATTATAGGCAACGAAGGTTGTTCAAGATGTGAAATTACTAAGCAGATATTAACTAATAAAGAGGTACAATTTACTTACGAGTTATTAGAAAACTTACCTGATGAAGATAAGAAATCAATACTAAAAAAAGCAAGAGTAAAGGGTATTTTAAACATGCCCTTGATACTAAAAGACGAAGAAATAATAGACATAAAGGAGATAATATAGTATGTATTTTAAAACAAACTATGACCAAGATTTTGATGATTTATATATGCATTTAAAGGCAAAATACCCACAAAAATTATTTGATTTAGATGGAATAGGAAAACAATTAGATATGTCTGAATTTAGTAGGAATTTCTTTTCGTCTAAAGTTACTGCTGATGCAAGCATTGATGCAAATGCTAATGTAGATGACATAAGTGTTATAGCTTATAATACAGAATTACCAAAACCATTTTTTAAACTAAACAGCTACTACATATTGTGGAAAGAATTAAAAAGATTATATGGACACGAAACTGCAAATACAATTGTAGAAATGCAACTTACTGGCGATATATATATACATGATTTTCATGGAATAGGTGCAGGATTACCATATTGTTTTAACTATTCAACATATGATATTATGACAAAGGGTTTACCAATGGTTAAAAAAGTAAAATCTTTACCGCCAAAACACTTATATGCTTTTAAATCTCAATTAGAACAATTTACAGTTATAGCATCAAATTCAACTTTGGGTGCAACGGGTTTAGCAGACATGTTAATAGTTATGAGTTATTATATTAAAAATATATTAAAAACTAAATCAGATGCACATTTTAAATTTGCAAGCGATGAAGATATTTGGAGATATGTTAGGGAAAATTTAATATCATTTATATACACCATAAATCAACCAATGAGAGCAAATCAATCACCATTCACGAATGTAAGCGTATACGATAAATTCTTTTTACAAAAATTATGTGATGACTATATTTTTCCAGATGGTAGTAATCCTGATATTGAAATTGTTCAAAGAGTTCAAGACATTTATTTGGATATTATGAATTCAGAACTAGAAAGAACACCATTAACATTTCCTGTAACCACAGCTTGTTTTTCTATTGATGAAGAAAAGAATATAAAAGACGAAGATTTTTTAAAGTTTATAGCAGAACACAATAAAAAATATGGATTTATTAATATCTATTGTGGAAATACTTCAACATTAAGCTCTTGCTGTAGATTAAGATCAGAACAAGGCTCAGAATACTTTAATTCATTTGGAAGTGGTTCAAGTAAGATTGGAAGTTTAGGTGTATGTTCAATTAATTTCCCAAGACTAGCTATTAAATATCCTAAAGTAGATAATTTCTTAATAGAACTTAAAAAAATGGTTGAAGTTTGTGCAAAGGTTAATAATGCCAAGAGAAAAATAGTAGATAAAAGAATAAAAAACGGCAACGAACCACTTTATACATATGGTTTTATGGAATTATCAAAACAATATTCTACTGTTGGAGTTAATGGTTTTAATGAATGTATTGAATTATTGGGTGAACATGTTCTTGAAGAAAAAGGTCAAGAATTAGCATTAAAAATACTTGACAATATTAATATAGTTAATTATAAAATGCAAAAACAATATGATTCTCCTCACAACTGCGAACAAGTTCCAGCAGAAAATATGGGCATTAAAATGGCAGATAAAGATAAATTACTAGGCTATCAAAATACATACGATATTTATAGTAATCAATTTATCCCACTTATAACAAACGCAGATATACTTGACAGAATTAAATTACAAGGATTATTTGATGGACATTTTTCAGGAGGAGCAATATGTCATTTGAATGTCGATACACCAATTGAAGATATCGAAAGAATAATGGATTTGATTAAAATTTCAGCTAAAAAGGGTGTTGTATATTTTGCAATAAATTATGTTTTGTCTGAGTGTGAAAATGGGCATATGACAGTAAGTAATGATAATATTTGTACTATATGTGGAAAACCAATTGTAAACAAATATACAAGAGTAGTTGGCTTCCTAACCAACATTAAAAATTGGCATAAAACAAGAAGAGAAAAAGATTTTCCAAACAGACAATTTTATGACGGAGAAGAAGTATAATGAATATTTTAGCAACTCAATATACTTTAGCAACTAAATCCTTTGAAATATATGTGGCTGGCTGTAATGGCTCGCCACATTGCAAAGGATGTCACAACGCAGAATCTTGGGATTTTAATAATGGCGAACCGTACAATGAAGAACTATTAAATAAAATGTTACTAAAAATAGAAGAGTTTGATAGTTTAATTGATAATATATGGATTTTAGGTGGCGAACCGTTAGATAACAATATAAGAGAAGTTTGTAAAATGGTTGTAGATTTTGCTTTTAGAAATAAAAAGATATGGTTATTTACAAGATATTCTTTAGAAGAAGTTAAAAATAAATTAAAAGAAAATATTACATTATTCGACTATATTAAATGTGGAGAATATAATTGCAATTTAATTACAAATGACAACATTCAATACGGAATAAAATTAGCAACAAGTAATCAAAAAATTTATAAAGAGGGTGTTGATTATTAGAGTTGATAAAATAAATTACTATTTAAATATAGCACAAACAGTATTACAACGTTCAACTTGTATTCGTAGAGCATATGGATGCGTTATAACAAAAGACGATTCTATAATATCTACAGGATACAATGGTTCGTGTCGTGGAATGAAGAATTGTTCGGATATTGGAATTTGTAAAAGAGAAGAATTAAATATTCCAAGCGGAGAAAGATATGAATTATGTGTGTCCGTCCACAGCGAACAAAATGCTATTATATCAGCAAAAACCGATTTAAAAGGTTCTACACTCTATCTAGTTGGAATTGATGCTAAAACGGGTGAATTAAATTCTTATACAGAACCTTGCTTGCTTTGTAAAAGGTTAATTAAAAACAGCAATATTGAAAGAGTAATTATCAGACGAACACCAACAGAGTATGAAGTACAATATGTAAAAGATTGGATACTATAAAATAAGTTAAAAGGAAGTGGTCAATTGTTAGAAATTAATACAATACATAATATTGATTGTTTAGAAGGTTTAAAATTATTAGAAGATAATTCGATAGATAGTATAGTGACTGATCCACCATACGAATTAGGTTTTATGGGTAAATCATGGGATAGTACGGGAATAGCTTACAATATAGAAGTATGGAAAGAGTGTTTAAGAGTTTTAAAGCCTGGCGGACATTTACTTGCTTTTGGTGGAACAAGAACTTATCACCGTATGGCTTGTGCTATTGAAGACGCGGGATTTGAGATTCGTGACCAAATGCAATGGATATATGGAAGTGGATTTCCAAAGTCAATGGATATTAGTAAAGCTATTGATAAAAAATTTGGGGTTGAAAGAGAGATTATAGGTCAAAGAGAAGATATTTTAAAAAAACAAGCAAAAGATTTAAGAGAAGGTAAACGTAAAATAGTTGATTCTTTAAATGCTGGTGCAAATGAAAGAAATAATGGTTTTGTTACTGTTTCAGCAGATATAACTACCCCTACAACAGACGAAGCAAAACAATGGGAAGGTTGGGGAACTTGTTTAAAACCAGCTAATGAACCTATTGTAGTAGCAAGAAAGCCATTAAGTGAAAAAACAGTAGCAGAAAATGTTTTAAAGTGGGGAACAGGTGGAATTAATATTGATGGGTGTAGGATTCCCACAGAAGATAACTTGGATGGTGGTGCTTATGCTAAGAATGGAACACCGAGGGACGATGGCTGGGGTATGCAAAGGGGAGGTGCGGGTGAGTATGTCCAACCGACAGGTAGATTCCCTGCGAATGTAATATTGGACGAAGAAGCTGGCGTAATGTTAGATAAACAAAGTGGTATTAATACTAATACTCGTCATATGAGTTATAAGCGTAGTGGTGGCGAATTTATAGATGGAATCCCATCACAGCCTGAAAAAGATTGGTTTACACAAGAGACTGGCGGTGCAAGTAGATTTTTCTATTGTGCTAAAGCAAGTAAAAAAGAACGTGGTGAAGGTAATATTCATCCCACAGTAAAGCCATTAAAATTAATATCTTATTTAATCACATTGGTTACACCACCAAACGGAATTTGTTTGGATATATTTGAAGGTAGTGGCACTCATGCTATAGCTTGTATAGAAAATGGATTTAAATACATAGGTTTTGAATTGGACAAACATTATTTTGACATATCAACTAAGCGAATATCAAACCACCACGAACAATTAAAGATTGTAGGTGATTAAATGTTAGAACTTAATCACTTATATAACATGGATTGTTTAGAGGGTATGAAGCTAATTGATGATAAATCAATAGATATGATACTTTGTGATTTACCATATGGTAGAACTCAAAACAAAT